CTCCTCTGGAGTTCGTTTGATGCCGTAAGCATCAGCTTGTAGCTTAACTACACCTGACCCTTAGCGAGGGACGCCATCAGGACAGCTACGCGAATGTCAATCGCGTGTAGGTGATGCGGAGTGACATCCCGCTGTCAGCTGAGTTCGGCTGATCACCGCAGCTGGCAACATCCGATCCGCTTAGGAGGTGTTTCATGGAACTCCATGCGAGGGCTGGGATCGATGATCTCGGTATCTACCTCAGCAGAGGCAACGAAAAGAAAGTTGCTAATGCGATCGCCGCTCTTAGCAGGGCTGTCAAGAACGTGGCCGTTGATTATTCAATGGACCAGGCTCTTGGAGACCTGTCAAAAGGGCTCATTCCAGAAAGGGACAATCGGAGTGTCACCGACCCTGAATGGGTGGAGAAAGGGATTGCCGGTTACGGCTGCCCAATTCATCCAACCACAAGTTCTGGAACCACGTCAATCTTCACCGTCTCCGGACATGGAGAGTGTACCTGCCGACGAGAACGTTCGAATGGCGGAAAGGGATCTCTTCGGAACCACAACGGAGCATCACCCGCACAAGGTCGAGTTTCTACCGCCGCAGGACCTCGAGGACGACGAGGTGGTGGTGACGACGAGCAAGACAACTCGTCGAGTGAAGGTCGGACAGGACATGTCAGGACTGGACATGTACCTAATGACCCTCGCCAACTTGACAGGCGAACTGCATTGGCCCATGGAGATCTACACAGTCAGAGCCGAGCCACACTTGGTTCACGACCCTACGAAACCGATGCCTACAAAGGCGCCATTCGTTCGGTCTATGACAGTGCAGGTTCTAAAACGAGAGGGAGACTCCCTCTCTCAGTCGCTGAAGTGGTGGAGAGTTACATCCTACCTACTTCTTACGCTGGGGCTCCTCTTTTCGCTCGTAATGAGTTGGTCCTGGATGCCGGGACACGACTCGCTGAACGCATTATTGAAGGTGGCCGGGGGTTTGATCCCTATGTTTTTGGCCGTCGTGTTCAGCCTGGTGCTGCTGGTCCAAAGACTCGGTTGGTTTGGATGGCGCCGCTTCCTACGACTATTGTGGGGACGCGTTACAGCAAACGAGTCATGGAAGCACTTTCGCGAAGAAGGCCGTTTGTCTGGGGTCTTCGAGGGCATGAACAAGGTGCGATCATCAGTGAGATCGAATCGCGATTCCGATACGTCTACTCGTTAGACTTTTCGAAATTCGATTCAACTATTCCTGCTCGCATGATTGATGACGCTTTCCGTGTGGCGCGGACGCATCTGGATCTTGACGAAAAGGAAATGGGTGTATGGCGAAGGTACGTCAATGATTTCATCCATTCACGTATCATTGCTCCAGATGGTCATGTGTATCAGAAACACCGTGGTGTTCCAAGTGGTAGTGCTTTTACGAGCATTATCGACTCCATTGTGAATCTTATTCTCGTATCGTATATGTTCGAGAAAATCACAGGCCACTCATTGAGTCACGACCGCGTCCTGGTGATGGGTGACGACGTCATCGTTGGATCTAACACGCGAATTGACCTCGGTCAGTTAGCGTCAGCGGCTAGTGATCTGGGCTTTGTCCTGAGTGTTGAGAAATCAACAATTACGGACACGTCGCGTGAGGCCAGGGCGTTTGATGACAATCACACGCATTTCCTGGGACACTGGTGGGTTCACAGTCAACCCCACCGTCCTACGAAGGAACTTCTTCAACGGATGGTATACCCTGAACGACACAAGAAGCGTGTTCCTGGCGAGCATCTCGTTCGAATAGCTGCTTACGCCATGACATGCCGAGAGGGTAGGGAACTCCTCGGTGCGGTGTATCCACATCAAGACGTAATCCAAAGTTACATGCGTCTTGCTGATGCACTCCAGAATTCAGGATGGAACGATGACGATGACGTCTCTGATGTTGACCTACCAGGTCAATTAAGACAGCGGCGCCGGGTTGAAGGTCAAGAACTCGAACTTCCCACTTCTAAAGTTCTAG